ACACTGAGTCCCATCTCTCCCAAGCCGATGGCCTCCAAACCATCCCAGTCTATTGGCTCCGACTCAGCTTGGGATGTTACTTTTTTTCCGCTCCGCCTTTGGTGATGAATGAAGCCACGAATATCTCCATACATTGGGAGAGCACAGTGGCATCCTCATCCATTAGGTCGGCAACATCTGCGGGGTCAAGATTAAACTCCTGCTTCTCAACACGAGCGCCATCCTTCATCCCTGCCCATACCAAATTGATGGCGTGGTCAATGCTTATCTTTTCCGCCAATTCGCTGAGGTCTTTAAGCTCAAGACCCGAGGCGTTGGTGAATAATCGTAATGCGTTAAACCCGTATTTTACGGGGTACGACTTCTCTGCTATTTTAATGATGTGTGTATTCATTGTGTTGTAGTGTTAAAATAGGGAGGGCACTGCCCTCCCCTTAATTCTTATGCTTGAGTACCTTGAGTCAAGGTTCCCGTACCTTGGAAGCTAAACGAGAAGGTAACGTTATCCTCTACACCTGCATCGGTAGAGAACTCAGTTACATAACCCGTACCGCTGTAGTACGCCTCATCGGTAGCCGTAGAGCCGAACTCTACATACAACAAGGTGCGTCCGCTTAGATATCCGTAGATATCATCGGGTGTAGCCTTACCACTGTTATTATACACTACCAAGCCCTCACCGCTCAAGGTCCAAGACTTCTGCCCTTCAAGGACTTCCATCCAGCCTGCGCTGTCTTTGGTGCTCACATCACGCGTTCCCATTGTTACGCTGAGTGATGCGTTGGTCATCTTACCAATGGTCTCGTAAGTTACCCCATCGGTACCAATGCGGATAACCACATCGGTGCTATTCATTACTGATGTACTCGCTGCCATCTTTCTTAATTTTATGATTTCACTATTCTAAACACTAAATCAACGGAGATCGCATAAGTCTCCTCATCTGGGTTGTACTGCTCATTTTGATTGTCAAACCCACACGATTGAACATTCACGCCCTCTATTGTTTCTCTCATTCGCACAAAAGCTGTGCGTATATCTTCCACTGCGGTCTGCAGTGTTCCATAATTATCACCAACCAATACCAGCTCAACATTTACAACATCAATATGGCTATCGGCATCTTTCGAGCCCTCTGGACGTATGCTTGTTACATCATACATACAGAAAGGAGTTGGTCCCGCTTGGGCACCAATGAGAGGATATACACGCCCAGCGAATACGCTGTTTAGCGCGGCGGTATTATCGAACTTGTACTTAATTACCTTACCAATCATCGCAATCCTACTCTTTGCCCGAATTTTAACTTCTTTATCTCAGTTTTTACCTTTTGTCCAAAGGTACGAACAAAGCGCACACGCACCTTATTCTTTGCACCAGTCTGCGCCTTTTGAGCGAAGCCTCGGTTCTTACCGCTGTAGTCTTTTCCAGCACCAACCTGCAACCATCCGAAGTTGATGAACCCTGCATACCATCCACCCTTCTCTGGATCCCTAAAGGACCCGCTACGGCGTGGACCAACCGAAGCACCAAAAGCATTAGCGCTGTTGAGGTACTTTGGGAACTTAATGCCCACACTTCGGCGCAATTGGCCTGGAATAATCTCAGCGTATATTTTACCATCTCGGTACACCTTGAATACTTCATCGGCATCCTTGATGTTCTTTTTATACGATTGTACCATAGGCTTGAGGGACTCTCGAGCTACTTTCTTGAGTACCTTCTTTTTGATGCGGTCATCGAGCTTCTTCAGCTTTCTCATCACCTCATCAACACCCTCAATGCTTACGCGTACATCTTCCATTATTCTGCATCAGACCATAGGCATACGAGCTTGAGGTAAGCCTTGCGCTCATCGGCCACTTGTATAGTCTGTATTTTATATGTATTGCTGTTGTATGATACTCGCATCTGCTCATCCACATCGGTACGGTAGCGAATAATAAACTCTACCTTCTTTGTGGAGGCCAGCATATCGCCTTGTTCTCCCTCTGAACCTACCTTCTCCTTTACATTAGCCCACACAGTTGCAAGGGTGCTGTAGCTCTTTACCTCCTGCCCAAAAGCATCGGTACTTTCGCTATACCCTTGAATGACTATTCTCCTATCGAGCTGTCCTGCTTGGTCAATCATTAGAAGGTGAATATTCTAAATGGGTTGAATAGATATTCTGAGGCCGTTGGGAGCTGTCTCACGCGGTCATCACGCTTATCGTATAGGTCGCTAATGATAAGGAGCATTCCTTGCTTTAGAGGCGTAGGAATAGCGGCCACATCAGTACCTACCGTATAGCGCACAATCACTTGGTTAATGATGCCATTGGTGGCGAACCATCCAGCAGTTGAAGCAATGCGGGCAGGTTCGCTGATGGTATCCACCACATAATATGATGAATCCACAGTCTGCTCCGAACCTATTTCGTCCACATACTTCACACTCGTTACCGATTGAACAGGACCACGACTCAAATAGATGATATCCTTATCGGTGGCGTTCTTATAATTTGGGAAGCCATCGTAGTATTCATCAATTGTAGTCGTAACCAATATGCGGCGAGTATATTGCTCACACATTTCCCTGGCCGCAGAGATAAGCGCTGAGATAAGCGTATCATCAGCATCAGTATCTACGCGGAGGAAATTCTTCGCCTCCGTTAAGGTGATGGGCTCAGAAGCCGCTGCTGTTACAATCGAGTAAGCCATTTATCGTGTTTCTTTTGCTTTGGGTTTTGCCACACTTTTCTTGGCACGCTTCGCAGGTGGTTCAGCAACCGCCACGCAGAAGCCTGCGTTCAAAAAGTCATTAGCCATCTCTGCGGGAAGGTCCGCCTCTTGGCCATCCAAGAAGCGGAACCCTGTCCCAGAGATATTGGTTGTAAACCTAACCTTCATTAGGCTTGTACCAAGTGTTTAACAGCAGCACTGTTCAACACTTTAGAGTCAGAACGCTTCCAGCTCACGAAACCTACTTCGAGCTCATCAGCAAAACGCTCGTTCAAGCGTAGCATCTGAACACCACCAGCGTTACGAACTACGAACTGGCTGAAGTCAGCAGCTACGATAGTTTTCTCGCCTGTAGCGATGCTTGAAGCCATATCGTTGTTCACATATACTGGAACACCGAATACGCGGTCTGGCTGTCCCATTTCCATTGAAGGAATGAATACAGGGAAGTCGTTAGAGCTTCCGATACCCAATGCGCGGATTGCAGCGATCACGTTATCGTGAGCCATCAAACCGAAAGATGCTTTATTGCGGTAAGAAGCATCAACGCTGTAGATAAGGTCAAGAATCTCAGCAGCAGTGATAGCTGTTGCAGAAGCAGCAGTCTTACCAGCAGCTGAACCTGTAACCAAACCTTGAGGCTGGCTTGAGCCTGTACCTGTAGTGAAGGCAGCGTTAGTAGCACGAGCGATACGCTCACCCATAGCTTCAACCAAGAACGCATCCAAGTCGAAGGCGCTATCTTGAAGCAATTGCTGAGATACACGAACCAAAGAGCTGTAGTTGTAAGCACTCAATTGAGCGTTACCGAATGTCATATCTTGAACAGTTACAGCAGAACCTTCAGAGATAAGACCAGCATCAGTAGCAGTATCGTTCAACGTTGGGTAGTCCAACAAGCCACCAGAAGCAGTGTTCAATTTCTTAGCCAAACGCTCAACCTCACCTGTGAAGGCAGAAGCGATGTTCAATTCATTGCTGAACTCTTGTGGTACCAAGTAACCACCCAAAGAGTCAGTACCTACCACTTGAGTAGAAGTACCACGCTTCTGAACCATTGCACGCTCCTCAGCAGTCAATGCACCGAAGCCGTGGCGTAGGTACTTAGAGAATGCATCTTTAGCGTTTGCCTTTGGAGCAGCAGCACGAGCTTCGCCTTCCATTGAAGCAATCTCTTTCTTCAATT